AATGCCCACCACTTCCGTTAGTAAATTCTCTTTGTTTATCTTTTAATTTTTCTACATCTGATTGTAGTTTTTTTACTTGTTCATCTAAAAATTTTATCATAACTTCATTATGGATTCCTGCTTCTTGTTGAGTTTGCAATTTTTCTACCTGCTTATACAATTCTTCGATAAGCATAAATTGTTCTGAATCAGCCGGAAGACTTCCTAAAGTACCCCGAGGCCACCCTATTCTAAAGGCTGTGTTCTCTATAAGATCCTTCTCCATTAGTTCTAAACGATTTAATGCTTTGTTTTGAGTCTCAATTATGCCGAAGTAAGCCCACGTCCCGATCGCGACCAGCGCGATGAGACTAGCCACTGTCTTCATAGGCATTTGAACCGCTGCTTCTTCTGAAATTTTAAGTGCCATTAGATATTAATCTCCTTTGGAAAATAAGGTGAATAACCTTTATGTTTTGCTTCTGCATCGTCTTCCCCTAATAAACCTCTTACTTCAGGAACATAGTGTATAAGTAATCTTTCCACGCCTTCGTGAAGAGTTTTTTTACTCATGGCACAACCTGAACAAGCTCCAGCCATTTGTAGTCTTACAATGCCTTGCTCATAGGAAAGAAAATTAATTTCTCCTCCATGCGTTGCTACATTATCTTTTACTTTAGTTTCTAAAGTAGCTTTGATATCTTTGATAATTTCTTCAGTGCTTCTTGCTTTACCTAATTCCATTTAATCCTTTTAATTAGGCCCTGCTAACCATGCCAGTAGAAAGATGGATATAAATAAGATTACTGTGAAAGAGTTTTGTCTTCTTTGATAAACACGATCCGCTGCTAATCTTCGAAGACGTAGCCTTCGAAGCTTCAACGTTCTGTAGTTCATTTACTTTATCCATTATTGACAGCTTTCGCATTCTCCTGTGTCGTCTATTACTAAGCCACCTTCATTTTCAAAGCTTTTATCTTCTGCTCTACTATTACACTCACAGTTGGTACATTCACCTTCCGCGTTTGGACAGTGGCACATTTTATTACATTTTTTACAAAATCTTTCAGTCATTGATCCTCTTAAAATTAAGAGGATTTTACTTAAGAATGATGATTAATACAATAAAAATTACAGAGCGACGATAACTATTATAATAATAGCTGCTACAATAACCCATTTTTTATGGTCTTTCCAGATATGGCAAGCCTGGTCGATAAGTTGTTTTAAAGTTTCCATAGTTGTTTCCTCCTATTTTATCTCTCCCCAATTGTTTCCAGATTCATAGTCTACTTTATTTGGAACCTGTAATTCAACAGCTTCTTCCATAATTTTAACTATATCCTCTGCCTTTTTATCCGAATCCACAGAAATATCTACTTCATCATGGATTTGAATGTGCGGTATTATACCATTTTCATACAAAGCTACCATACTTTTTTTAGTCATATCTGCAGCCGATCCTTGTATTAATTTATTCAATGCTTTGTACGTAAATGCCCGTTTTAATGGTTCATCATATTCTTTTCTAGCTTGTTCTAAGGGTAATGGTTTAAAAATACCAAACTGGGTAGGTTGCCAGAGATCAAAATGACATGCTCTGCCACCTAATGTTCTAATCTTTCCCCGATCATTTGCCTTACGAGATACATTATCCATCAATTGTTTTACAAATGGAGCTTTGGTATGGTATTGCCTAATTAATTTTTCTGCTGACTCTTTCATTAATCCTAGTTCAGCCATTAATTTATTTTTACCCATGCCATACATCAGACCTAAATTAATCGTCTTGGCCTGCTTCCGTTCTATGCCTGCCATATCAGCCACGACCTGGTGGAAATCTGCGTTTCCACTTCTGTATGCGTCTACAATTTCATGAACTCCTGGTAAATTCTGCAACTTTGCATAGTGTACTAAAATTCTAGGTTCCTGTTGTGAATAATCAAACGACCCCCATTTACATTTTTCTTCTGGAATAAATATAGATCTAATCATCGGACCTAATTCTGGATGTCTTGCTGGGATTTGTTGTAAGTTTGGATTACTCATTGAGAATCTTCCTGTTACTGTTCCTCCTTGATCCGATCTGATCTGATTTATATCTGCGTGTATTCTTCCATTGTGGGCATGTTTAGTAATTGAATCTATAAAAGTTGTGTGAGCTTTATTTATTTCTCTTGCATCTGCAATTGCTCTGGCTAATTCATGTGGATGATTTTGTAAAAAGTTTTTTGTAAAACTTGGCTCTTTACTTTTTTGTGTTCGATCATAAGGCAAACCAAGTTTATCAAATGCTTTTGCAATACTTCGGGCTGCCATAATTTCCACTTCAATTCCGGTCAAGTCTTTGATTTTATTGAGTATTTTTTTCTCTCGACTCATTAAATTTGTTTTAATTTTTTGTGCTTTTTCTAAATCAACCCTAACTCCTTTGAATCTCATTTCAATTAGACAAGGAAATAATTTTGTTTCTAATTTAAATACATCCATTAATTCTTGGTCATGCAGTTCTCTATGAAGTCTTTGCCAAAGTTTTAAAGTTACTTCAGCATCTCTTTCTGCGTACTGACCTACAAACATTGCGGGTAGTCTCCACATTTCTTTTTTGGGATCTACACCATAATCTTTTGCCGCTTCGTAAAGAATTTTTTCATCTTTACCTATTCCTACATAATGTTTTGCTAAAGTATTTAATTGATAAGATAATCGATTCTCATCAATTAATGAGGCTGCAATCATGGTGTCTACAATTTTACCTTTAATTTTTATACCTGCGGCCCTTAACCAACAGACATCATACATAGCATTATGAAAAATAAAGGTAGTGTGTTCTTGATTACAAACGTCCTGGAGCCACTCTAAAACTAATTTTTTATCCATATTACCACCCTGCTCATGATGTATCGGAAAATAGCCTGACCAGCCTTCTACGGCCACCGCAATGCCTGCAATATGGCCTTTTCCGGTGACATTTCCTGAACCGAGCTCAATTAGGTGTGGATCATTGGTTTCTAAATCAATTGCAATTTCCTTGGATCCTTTTAGATTTGGTAGTTCGTCGGTCATTACCCATTCCGTTTCTGGAGTGAATAAAGGTATTTGTGTACTTCTCACTTGTCTCTCCTCAATATTCCCCAGTAGTTAGTTTTTATTTTTTCTGTTGTCGCGGGCTCAGGGTAATCCCGTTCAATCATCATTTCTATAAAGTGAATTGCTTTAAGCAAATCTTGTTTTTTTCCTTTAAAGGGATGACGACATATATATTTTATAGCGCACCCTTCCGGAAAAAGCAACTTATTCTCTACCACAAATTTACTTGGCTGAATTTTAAATTTCTGATAGTGTTGTCCACCGATTTGTTTGTCCCACACACTCATAGTATTATAAATATCCAAATTGAAGTCATCGCTGCTAGAAATAACAAGTCCATAACCTTTTTTTGTAAAGGGCTCATAATATATAAGCCCGATCAAAATTTTTAGGATCTAATACATGCAATTCTTTTTTTGCTCTAGTCGCTCCAGTATAAAATAATCTATGTAATTCATCTGGATCATGACTAAAAGTTTCTAAAGCCGCATTAGTTAAATCCTGCATTAATAAAACTTTATCTGCTTCACCTCCTTTTGCTCCGTGTATGGTTGACATTATTATCCTTGGATTTTTATTTATTTTTTCTCCATTCGCTCTCATATTTCTTATATAATTTTCTGTTAAAGTGTCCAGTCCTTCAAAAGATTCAAACCATACTTTATCTATAATTAATCCATATTTTTCTTGACACTGTTTTAATGTATACTTTTCTTCAGAATGTAAGGTTTTTCCTTTTTTAAAACCTGGTAATACATTGGCTCCTAAATATGCATAAATATTTTTTATTTCTAAATGATTTAAATGAGCTCCCTTACGCCACATTTCCCAATTGTTTAAGGCCAGTAAGAGTTTTAAAGAAACAGAATTAATTCCTCTATACTGATAATACCATCCTTGAATTTCGCATAAGTCTTTGGCATCTTCTAAAAAATGATTTGCTGAAGATAAAATTAACCAGTTACCGTCCGACATATCGACTTGAGTAATGTCCGAATATCTTTTTAAAATACCTATTTCATCTCTTGGTTTATAAGTTTTATCAAAACGCTTTTGGACTTTATTAATTATTTTTTGTGATA